TTTGAATTGGCCGGCGGAGCGATCCCTCTGGCACAAATTGGTCAGTTGATAACACCTTTGTAATTGCAATCCATCTGGCGAACCGTGAGGCATCCCCGGTCGGTGGTGGAAAGTAGCATAACGAACGCGTCATACGGCTGGTTTTGGTTGGTGACCTTGCCCCATTGCCCCTTCTGCGGCCGCAAACGCAATTTGTCCGAATCCCACCAGTAAATGCTTTTGGCCTCGCCGATGAGGTCTAGTGTGGGATCATACTCGATGTCGTACTTGTCCATGCGGATTCCCTTAACGGTGATGCCGGTCTTTTCGTCCGTCCAGCCCGTTACCGAGTTCATTCCCTTCGCGCGCGCCTCCCGGTTCAAGGCATCAATCAGGTCAGAGCCGGCCAAAAAAACATCCGGCTGGCCGCCGTATCGACACGATTGGATGTAGTCGTGGGTGATGGTCTCTGTCAAGGTCTGGTCGGCCTTGCTGTATTGCAGCTTGCCAAGGGCGTTGCCGACGCCGGTCCGTGCGATGTGGCGCCACCAGGGGTTGGCCCGGCTGATGCCAACGCAGGTGCCTGCGGTCGGATCGTCCGACAAAATTGACTTGATGCCGGCAATGGCCAATGGGTCTTGGGTCCCATCCTGCCAGAGAGTGGCGTTTCGGCCGTACTCGATGGATTCACCATAATCAGCTTTCTTGAGCTCCAGGGCATTGAAGAGCGCAACCTTGTCATCCTTGGACGGTTCGCTCGCGCGGTTGTTGTTGACCACCACGCCTTGGAACATGAGTTCCTCATGGGTGATTTCCAAACCGGAGTGCATCCACCGCACCGGGCAGGTCGTCTGGATGGCACCGTTACTGATGTTAAACGAGAGCGTGTTGCTGCCGGTGATGCCGATGTAGTTGGCAGGAAGGTCACGCATCAAAGCGCCCTGCACAGGCTCGCGCACGTTTGCCGGCGGCTGACCGTTGGCGCTGGCGTTCGGGCCGGCCGCGCCGAACTCAAGTTTCTTCTCGTACAGCTTCCGCAGCAGCGGCTTTTTCTGAACATGTTGAAGGATTTCCTTCGGGTCCCCAGGGTTGATAAAATCTTCGATGGTGGAGGCCGCAACGTCCCCCGCGATGGCGACTGAAATAGGCATAATTGTTTATTTGGTTGTTGCGGCCTTTGCCTTGGGCGTCAGAGTCCGTGTCGTCGCTTGGCATCCTCATACCGAGCTTCATACTTTTCTTCTGACGTTTGTGGCAGGTGCCGCGTGTTTCTTGACAAGCCCGTGTCCCGCGTTGGGGAGATTGCCTGACGCCGGGGCCGATACCTCGCGGCGTCGGCTTTGGCATCTCTGTATGCCTTTTCCAGAATCTGAATGCCCTCAGCCGCTGTGAACGCCCGCTTTTCCCGCTCGATGAAGTCGCGGGCCTCAAGCTGCGCGAATTTGTCAAACGTCGGCTGCACCGCGCTAAAGTCCGGGTCAGCTTTAGCTTTTGCCGTTGTCCAGGCGTGTTCGGTCTGGTTGATTTCGGCGTTAACCGCCTGCATCCGCGTGGCCTGTTCCCGCCGCTGCGCCTCTTGGCGTTGCTGATCGGTCTGGACCGTTATGCGCTTAGCGGTTGCCCGGTGGGTTTCCAACTCGGTCAACTCACTTTTGCGCTGCGCCGCGTACTCAGGGGTAATGGCACCGTCCGCGAGGTCTTTGTCAACCTGCTGCACCGCTGTTAACAGGTCTGCCGATTGTATCACCAGCCCGGCGCGCTTCTCGGCATCGGCCAACAGCGTCTTCAGCATCGGAATTGACCCGGCCGGGTCGGCGTTGTACTGCCGAATAAACGCTTGTAGATTTCGGAAACCCTGCTCGCTGCCGCTCTGAGCGATGAGGTCTTGGACTGCTTCCACAGCCGGGCGACTGGCCAGCAAATCCCTCTGCATGGTCGTCTCCCGTTCCAGCATCGTCCGCAACGTTTGCCGCACCTTTGCGCCTTCCACCTTCCCGACTTTATCACCTAGGGCCGTCAGCTCTTTCCACTCGGTCCGTTCAGTAAACGGCTTTGGTATTTCAGATTCATGTGAAAGATCATCCGGTGTTTTACCTCCGACGGTGGCCTCGGCTGGCTTGTCTTCTGCCGGTGCCTCCGCCGGCGGTTCTTCCGCCGGTGCCTCGGGCTTACCCTGCGTCTTGGCAAGGTGCTCATCAAATGAGGCAACTGCAATCTCGTCTGGTGAAGGGGGCGAATCTTCCTCTGCCGCCACGGTGGACGAATCCGCTACTAGAGCGTCCGGGTGAGTTGCAACTGTCCCACCTTCCAGTACGGGTGACGAAGCCGCGGGAGCGTCTGCTATTTGAGGCATAATTCAGTTTGGTTGATTTGTCAACTTGGTTTGTTAAATTTTTTCTGACAATAATCGCTCCATGGACCGAACGACACCCAGAAACAGGGCGTCCTTGACCTGCTGCTGTGCGGGCAGGTCCGTGTACGGAACGATGCACGGGTGCGTCTTCGCGGTGGCGTCCTTGGCTAGGCCATACACCCAACCAGCCGCCACTTTTTCCGCCATCCATGATTCGTGACTGTCGCTAGCCTGGCTGTCTGGGTGATTCAAATGGTAGTGAACCCCAGTGGTGGCGCTTTGCCGCTGCCATTCCGGGGCGTCTGCCCAACTGGGTTGGGACAGGTCGCCGATAACTTCGCAAAACGCGCGGTTGGTTTCGTGGCAAACTCTGGCTATATCTTCAATGGTGAAGCATACGGCCGGTTCAGGGTGTTTAGGTTGTAGCATATGAATGTATACTGGTGATGGTTTTTTACGGATGTGCATTGGGAAAGGACTGGTTGGGGGCGGCTGCAAAAGCCGGGGTCGCTGCGACCTTATTGTCGTGGGCGGCCTTCACGGCGACACCGTGTCCGATTTTGTTTATGAGTCGGGATGCCGGCGGCGCGGGTTTGATGCCGAACTGTTGGACGGCCTGCTCTTGTTCCTCTGGGGGAAGGTCGGCAACGTTGAGCGACATAGCCAGCGAAGGAGGTTTCTGAACGGGGGCCTGCTGCGCCGGTGGCGCGATGACCTGGGCGGGCTGCAAAAACTCGTCCACGTCGAGTTTGTCCCCAAGCCGGCGGACACCCTCTTTGATGAGCGGCTCCAACGACAACCCCGCCGCCTTCATCATATCACCGACTTGCGGCGCGATCACTTGGAAATTGTTGAGGTCCGCTTGCTCATTCGGTCGGCCGGTGGATCCCGCCTCGATCTTGAAGAAAATGCTCCTGGCAACATCCTCTCTGGCCACATCTGCCCAGGTCGCACCCCGCCCGACCAACTCCTTGACGGTCTCAGAGTCCATTTCCTGGACCAACATTTCCCAGTCCATTTGTGCCAGCGTAGAAAATGCGAAATCAAAATCGTCGATGTTGCTGCCGACGGACGTCGCTCGCGCCTGGGCGGCGATGTTTTGACCGGTCGCCTTTTCGTCCGGGCGCTGGGCTCCGATGTCGCTTGGTTGTTCGCCGGTGGCCAGCATCATGGCCTGACTGCTCGCGGCGTTGTCATACATCTTCGGGTCAATCGGTTGCGTCGGTATCGGCTCAATGAAGTCGGCAATTTTTTCTCCGGGTTGTATGTTTTCCATCATCAAAAGATCATGTGCATTCCGAGGACTAGCCAGTTTGAGCGCGTCATTTTGTCCACTCGTGCTAGCGAACTTCGATTTAACGGCCGTCCACCCCGGACGGTTTGCCACCCGGTGCTCACGCAAACCCTCCCCGGCCGTGTTGATGTCCTGTTGCATCGGCATTGCCAGCCGGATGTGAGACCGCGGGAAGATCGTCACATCCGCCTGCGGATCGTTTTCCTCGACGACCTGCCGGTTGAAAGTGATCGGAATGATGGTCCAAAAGCGTGACACCGGTGGGCTCTGCTGGCCTGGCTCCTTGATGAAATCGCGCACCCCATCAATCACCGTATATTGCAACCCAGTCGTTTTGTCCTGGATTTCCCACACGCACACCTTGGCGCTCTTGGCCATCTGCGCTTTGTCTTGCTGATCGAAACTCTGGGCGGTCTGCCGCTTGTAGCTGCCATCAAGGTTTATGTAGATTTTAGCGCCCGCGTCCCGCAGGTTGATCTTGAATTTAGATTCGGCTTGCTCGACCGTCATCATCAGTTCATGGGCAATGCGTGATGCCCCGGTGAACTCCCACAGGCAGGTACAGTTCGGGTCCACGAGCACGGATGTGGAGGCGAGCCAATCGTGTACCACCCCTTCATCGCCGGCCACGGGCGGCGGTTGCTGGGCCTGCATGTCGGCTATTTCCTGTTGGATGGTCTCCCTCATTTTTTTGGCCTCGAAAACCTTGGCGTCGTCCTCTCCGGTGGTGTCCTGCTCGACGGTCTGGAGCTGGGCTTGCAGTGTGGCCACCCGGTCAGAAAATTCCATGTCGTTCGCCGTCGTTGTCGCAACCGATTCCATGTCCCGACGATACATAGCCTTAATATACGCCACCCTCGAAACCAGAATTTGGGAGGTCGCCTGCTTCGCCGACACCAGCATGTCAGGTGATTGACTCCGCCACTGTTGCGCCACCAGCATCTCGCCGGTGTGAGCTATCTTTTTGTACAGGTTTTTTTCCTGCATGCCGCGCTGGTAATCTGTCAAAATGTCTAGCGCTTGAGTGACCTGGGGTGGTGGCGCGGGCACTTGCACCCCTTGACCGATGAGGGCTTCGGCCTGGGGCTTGGCGGCGTGAAATGCTGCGGCAATCTGCTGGGCCGCGTCAATGGTGGCTTGGTTACCGTCCCAGAGCTCAAATGTGAGACGCTCCTCAAGGACGGCCTCGGGAACGGGATTTTTCGCGTAAAGGCTCGCCGTCATCCGATTGACCATTTGCTGAACCACATCCCCTTGGTAGGGTTCTCGTTGACCCGTCCTGAGCTCGTAGTTGGTCGGCCATTGCTTGCCGGCCGCAAACCGCTGTTCCTCGCGCATTCGGTCGAATACCGGGCGCCAGAATTCTCTTGTGTCGGAACACCATTTAGTGAGCTCCTCGACCATGGCCCCTCGACTACGGTCCTTTGGCTCGCTGGCCAGCGGGTTGTCGGTCGGTCGCTGCCCTGTCAAAATGATCTTGCCGGCGGTCTTCACCCGGTCAACAAAACCGAGCGGAGCGGATTGCACTGTGGTCGAAACGTTGCTCATAATTTTACGCCCAGCCGGCTGTGTTTGAGGTTTTCTTTTCCTGCTTGCCAAAATTGTGCCACGCGAACGTCCCGCGCTCGGGGAGGTCGTTTTTCTTCGGCCCCTCAGCCGATACCATCCGGTCCATGCCCATGCCCAACATCGCCAGGGCTGCCACCAAATCGTCGTGTTTTCCCGGAAACGCCAACAATTGGTTTTCGGCCTCCGGCCATTGGGGCCAGTCCGACGGCCAAAAAACTTCCCCGCGGGCCATCATCCCGCGGATGGAGGAGGACCGAGCGACCAGGTCCCGGCTTTCCGAGATCGAATCGTTCAGCGGGAAATAGCAGTGCTCCTCATTCATGCGCCGTCGAATGAACGGCTCCAGGCTGCCGGAGATTGCATCCCGCGCGGCCCACCATTGGGCAACTTGCCGGCGCTTGGCAATCGCGAACATGGCATCGACAATTTTGTCCGTGGTCGCCTGCTGCCACCAGGTGTCAGACAGCACGTAGATCGCTCCCGTCGGGTCAATTCCAACCACCAGCAGACAGGTTGCATCGTTGCGCTCTCTCGCGCGATAGGCGTGGTCGGACGACACGTAAATCCGCAGTTGCTTCGGCAATTCGGAGGCTTTGTACGTTTTGAGCCACGACTTTCGGAACCATGTCCCCTCCTGTGGCCTCGGGTGGCACTGGTACTGAGTTTGAAAATCCTCCCGAATAATCTCGCTCGCGTTATTGCGCATGTCCGCGAAAAACTCGCGCCCGAATTTTTGCGGCCAAAGCGCGGCGTCCTTCGGCCGGCTCAGCGGATCGCCGGGCCCCTCGGACAGCGCCGGGAGGCGAATGCGAGTCCATCGCGCGGACTCTTTGGCGTCGTGGTGGGGGTTGGTCGGGTCAAAAATTCTGCCTTGGACGTCATCCTCGTTGCGCCGGCTGCCGATCATGACGATGGGACAAGATTCATCGTTCAGGCGGCTCTTGCAATCCACGTTGTAGGCTCTCCATTTCGCGTTGCGCGTAACCTCGCTGGTAGCATCCTCAGAATTTTTGAACAGGTCATCCACCAGCAACCAGTGACCACCCACCCCGGCCCCAAGCCCACCGCAGCCGGAAAATGTGATGGTCCCGCCGGCGACCGATTGCAGCCGGTCAGACGCTCTGGAATCGGACCGCAGCGCGGCACCCGGCTCGTCCCCGAACACCGTTTGGAATCCCGGTCCTTGCCAGTAGTCACGCACGTCCCTTCCGTGCTCCGTCGCGAGTGTGTCTGTGTGGGTCAAGACGATGCCGCTTTTGTAGGGAGCCCGACCCATCATCCAGCAGGAGAACTGCCTAATCGCAATTTCCGATTTTCCATGGCGCGGGGGCACCTCGATCTCCAGCCGGTTGATTTCACCTCGGGCAACGCGCTCCAGCGCATCGGCAATCAGCCGGTGGTGAGCAACCCACTCATACCGAGAGAGTCGGGAGTTGAACCTGTCACCAGGGTGTGGTGTGTTCAGCCGCGCGAACTCCACCAGGTCATGTCGCGCGAGCTCGGCGGCAACAATGCGCTCCTCGGTCAGGGCCAATTGACGGGCGGTCAGCATGAGCACCATCCAGCGCATCACTCCATCGGGTCAGCAGCGTTTGGGGTGCCGAGGGTAGGCGCGTAAAAGCCGGGCTGGCCTGCGGCCTGGGCGCGGGCAACCTTGTCGGGACGCATGAGCGGTTGGATCGCCCTGTCGGGTTTGTTCGCGGCCAGGGCGGCGTGGTGGCTGGCCAGCGCGGTGAAAATCTTAGCCAGGTTGCCGTGGGAAAGGGCTGGTGCCGTCGGCGTCGGGGCCGTCACGCGGCCGGAGGGAATTTTGGAGGATGGAATTTTCATGGATTTTTGGCTTTTGCGGCGGCAAACCGTTTTTCAACCTGCGCCTCCGGGGTGGCGCCAGACTGATCGTGCTCGTGCAGGTGCATGAGCGTGAGAGCCAGCCGGGCGCGGTGACCCAAGACCCCGGCAGCGTGCTCATGCTTCCGCGCGAATGACTCGGTTGACATGCCCGCGCGCTTTGCCGCAGCGCGAAACACCCCATGGTGCTTGATCGCACCGGAAATCCACTGGTGCTCGCTCACGCGGCACCCCCTTCCTCCAGCGGCAACGCGCGGAGCCGCGCCAGTTCGGCCCGCAGTTCGGGCAGGCTTCTTTCTTCGGGGGCCTTGGCCGTACCAACCTGCACCGAGTTGTGGAGTGTCACAGCGACATCAGGTCGATCATTCCAGTCCTCTCGACAGCAATTTTTCAGCGCGAAAATAATCGTGGTGGGGCTCCCCTCCCTGAAGGCCGCGAGCCGCCGCTCCCAGAAAAGCTGCCGTTTCGCTTTCCCGGATTTTAGGGCGCCGAGAAACTCCGGGTACTTGGCCGCCCACGCAAACACTGTATCGCGGTCGCGGTCAATGCCAGGCATTCCCGCCCAAGCCGCGAACGTGAAACCACGGGACATTGCGGCCACGAGCGACGCGCAGAGATCGGGCCGGTAGCCCGTTGGCCGGTGAGCCGGTCTGGGTGGGGTGATCACCCCATTGACATTTTTCCGTTTCTGCTTCACACGGCA